GCTTCCATGTGTCACCCGTAATAGACGACGGTTGAGGCCACGTTGGTGACGGTGCCGTACAGCCCATCCTGAGCGAGAATACCTTCGCCGGGCAGGATAATGTAGATGTAGCCGCAGTTGGCAACGGCGGGAGCGTTCATGGTGAACAGGGTTTCGCCACCAGACCCGCTCGTGAAAACCACCGACCCGGCACTCGCACCACAGACCGCATAGATGGCCTTGATGCGAGTGCGGAACGTGACGTTCTGGGCACCCGTGGTTGTGAAGGCTCCCGTCGCGGTAAGCGGCGCGGTCGCTTTGACGTCAGTTTGCATGACCGATCTCCTCTAGGAGCTGCACCTATCAGGTGTCAGCGAACGGAGTCGCCAGAGAACCGGAGCCGATCAGGACGCCCTGAACAAGGTACCGGTTGGCGGCGATGGCCACAATCGTCAGGTAGGAACCCGCGATACCGCCAGTGGTCGTGCCGTTCAGGTTGATGACGTCGTTAGACGAGCCGTTGGGGACGTAGAGGTTGGAAGCGCCACCGGCAGTCGCCATCACGAGGCTGCCAACGAACAGGTCACCGGGGGTGCTGCTCGTGGTCCTGATCTTCAGGGTGCCGGTCGTGGCTGCACTGACGAAGATCGTGTAAGGCACGCCTTCGTTGTTGGGGTTGTTCGGGTCAGAGCCCGGACCAGAGGCGGCAGCGTCCTCAGAAGCGTTGACGGCAGGGAGGGTAATCGTCCCCGAAGTACCGCTGTAGTACAGAATCTTACCGCCATGGACGGTAGGGTCGAGGGTCAGGGAGCCGCTGACGGCTGGGACCATGCCCGGACCCTGAGGAATGAAACCGTTCAGGGAGCGAACGGGACCTTGGAAAGTGGTGACGGCCATGCCGATATCCTCGTGTAGTAGCACATACTCGTACCGTCTCTACTACGTCTGCTAGGCCAGTCGGTACGAGTGATTTTCCTAGTGTAGTATTGGTAGCATCGGTCAAGAAAAAGGGGACGGAGTTTCCTCCTTCCCCCTGATCTTTTAGGCTCCGGCGGAGCCGTAGATCGACAGCGGGTCAGACCAGCCGAACGAATAACGCTCGCGGGCCTTGTACCGCACGTTTCCGGTGTCGAAGTCACCGTCCATGCCCGTGCTCATAGCGGCGCGGACAAAGTGCTTCAGGCCGTTCGGAACGTCCGTGGTCAGGAACCACGCGTCCGGGTCGGTCAGGAAGTGATTGACCGTATAGCCTTCCGGGATCACGCCCATCGACTTGATGGCGTTGATGTCGTTGTCAGCGGTGCCAACACGGTTGGGCGTGTCGAGCAGGCGCTTGGCGACGAACATCAGGCCCGGGGGCAGGATCAGCTTACGCGGCTTAGCCGCAATCAGCAGACCACGCTCGTCGGTCCACGCAGCGATCTGGATGACGGCGGCTTCGAGAGACGTTTCATTCAGGTCGGCGGGGGTGCCGGGGATGTTCGAGTTGAGCTCGCCGTTGGCCAGCGGGTGCGAAGCCGAGAACAGTGCGACGCCATCGCCGCCCGCGTAGGCAGCGGTGAAGCCGTTGTTCAGGACCCCAGCAGCCTTGGTCTGCTTGGTGTACGACATGCCACGGGCCAGAGCCTTGGTGTAGCGCGCCGACAGGGAGTCATAGAGGTTGTCCTCGATGGCCTCTTCCGTCAGCGAGAAACCAAGAGCGATGGTCTCGTGGTTGTACCGGGCAGTCCAGACTTCTTGGCCGTTGTCGTACGCGATGGCAGAACCTTCGTTCTTCACCGGGGCGGCACCGAAACCAGCAAGCTTGGTCTCTTCTTCGAACGAGCGCTCGGAGCTTTCGGTTTCGAAAATCTCCTTATGCTCTTCGCCGTAGCGGCTGTACTCCAGACCGAACAGGGCGTTCAGGCCGGGCAGAAGCTCCTTGAGGAGCTGTGCGCGTGAAATTGCCATTATTCAGTCTCCTTACACGCCGGTGGGGTTGAGGTATTGATGCATCCCCTGATTCCACTTGACCACGACTTCCGTGAAGGAGCCCGCAGCCGACTGGGTTTCAGAGACAACATCAACGATACGTACCGGCCACGTGGACGTGGTAGCGGTGGTCGAGCTGACCGCAACACGGGAATTACCCGTAGCGGTGACACCCGCGTTCTGGACCAGCACGGCGTTTTCACCGACGCCGGTACGCCCGACGAAGCTGATGGTGGTGCCGGACGATACAACGGCAACCTTGAACAGCGTATCCGGGTCGTCAACGACCGAAGCCACGATGTCAGAGGCGACGACCGCACCGGGGTAAAACTGCCGGAAAGCCTTGCCGTAGGTAGGGTCGGTGTACGAGCAGCCAAGGAACACGCCTACCGGAGTGGCCGCGTTGGTGCCGGTGTCTTTGCCGACAGTGCCGTCGTTGTTCAGCTTCACGATATCGCCAAAGAAAATAGCGGTCGCAGAAGCGGAGTTGATGGGGAAGTTTCGAGTGGACCCCGCGAAGACTTGGCCACCGATCAGGTTGATCGGGATAAGTCCGTACGGAGCCGCAACAGAGGGATAGGCCATTGTTGGCTCCTAAAAAGGGTTATCTGCCTTTGCCGAACGAGACGGTAGAACGCCGTTCCTTGAAAAGGGGCATACGGGCGTCCTGTTCCTTCATGTAGCTGTTGTCCACCGACTCGATCTGAGCTTCGTTCACGCGAGCGTAGTAGGCACGCCGTTGCTCCATAAACTCAGTCGGAATCTTGCAGAGCAGCAGCCCGCCGACTTCGATGTTGTCCTTGAACCGACTTCCCTCGTCCGTCAGGTAGCGCAGCCGGGGCTGCTCTTCAATTCGGACAGGTTCCCAGCCTTCACGAAGCTTGGCCGACATGTTCTTCGGGTCAGCTTCGTTCTCGGCAGAGATACGAACCCACCGGTAGTCGTATCCGGCTTCCCGGTCTGGCTCAGGGAGACCAGAGGCAGGTTGCCACGACTTGGGGCGTTCGAGGGTAGTGCGAGTGCGGTCTTCGCGAGCGATGCGAGATTCAACCATTAGCGTGGCTCCAGCTTGAGAACTTCCCGGGCGTATTGCTCGGGGGTAATCCGAAACTTCTTGGCGACAGCCGCCTGAGAAGCGGTGAGTTGGACCTTTTTGGAGGTCCGGCTTCGGGATGCGGGGGCAACGACGGTTGCAGGCTTCGCCTGACGCGCAGGCCGACCAGCGTTGTCGGTCGTCTTGTCTTCCCCGAAGTACTCGGGGAAACGCTTGCGCATCGTTTTGTCGATGGCGCTATAGTATTCGTCGGACCCCACGAACTGAGAGCCACGTTCCAGTTCGAGCTTTTGGTGAAGCCCGAGAGCAGACGCGGTCATCTCCGGGTCTCGACCCCACCAGCCCTGATTGCGCTCTTGCCACGCAATAGTCTTGGAGTCGAGGCGAGGAGCCTGCGGCTGCTGGTACTGTTGTAGCTCTTCGTCTTCGTCTTGTAAAGCAGGTGCAGGACGATAATTAGAAATCTGCTCCGCGCGGATAGTCGCACGGTTCATCTTTTCTTGCGCTTCGACCACCTTATCAGCATCGCCGGACTCGTAGGCGTCCCGATATTCCCGCCTCGCTTGGGTCAGCTCGAAGTCCACGTTCTGCTTCACGCTGTTGAGCAGCGAGTTCTCGCCTTGGGAAATGCTGGCCTTAAGCCTGCGGTTCTCCTCCAGTAGTCGCTGCGCAGCGGCGAAGGCTTCGTTCTTCTCCCGCTCTTCCCGTTCCTTGGCCCGGCGCTCGTCGTGCCAGACCTTCTTCATCTGCTTGAGGCGGACCTTGACCTTGTCGGAGTAGTCGTCCAGCTCGTCGTTATCCAGTTCTTGGACGAGCTCTTGCGGGAGCGGGTCGCGCCCTTGGTCCTCTTGGGGGGTATCATCAACAATCTCGACGTCAAACTCGTCGTCAAGGTCGTCCATGGCGTCCACAGTCGCCATCAGGTCTTCATTTTCGAGCTCTTCAGCCATTTTCGTCTCCTTTGTACGGGGCGGTGCCCGTTGTGTCCGACTTGCGAGGCTTGCCGGGGGTGTGTGCGTCGTAAAATGGGTTGCGGGACATCTGGGCGTGCCACGCCCGCGCCATTTCAAGGGTCGGAGGCTTCTTTTTCGGGCCTACGGCAGCCCAAAACAGCGCAACTCCAAGCCCAAGACGTTCTTTGAGCGACAGGTAGCCCCTAAGCACGGGAAATACCTCGCGGGTCCTCGACAACCGACTCCACAGCGTCGTCGTTGATGATCCGGAACTCTTTTCCGTGGATTTTGACCCGGCTACCGGCGTGCGGGCGAGTCAGAATGAAGTCTCCAGCCTTGCACCACGGACCAGAAGGGAACTTCGCCACATCTTGGTAGGCGTCCGGCCCCACTTTGAGCACGAAGAGCACCGGAGTGGTCAGTTCTTCGTACTGCTTAGTCATGTCGGGCTTCCAAAGACCACTTTCAAAGCGATCTTCGACCTCCGGAACTGCGCACAGCAGCCGGTAGCCCACCGGAGTAGGCAGTTGAGTAGCCGCGCGGGCTTCTTCTTCCACAGTTTCAGTGCTCATCTTCGTTCTCTACCTGTTTTGCAGCGGTAATCAGAATGTCTTTGGCGTTCAAAAGTCCGCGATACCTGCCGCAGACAAACTTGTAGTCGCCAAACTCCTTGATGTGCCCAAGTGCAAGCTGTCCTTCAATGGTCCGAAGGTCTTCGTCGATCTTGGAGCAGAGGTACCTAATCAGGTCGTTGTTCATCTACGTCCTTTCGGGGGCTTTTTGTTGCTGGTTTCCGGCTTTTCCCCTCCTTGGGTGGCCCCAAGAAGCGTTTGAAGCATCGTCTGCTGCATCTGGGCCTTGTCCTTGGAGATTTGCGTGCCGAGCTTGAGCCCTTCGAGCTCCTGCTGGCCCTCCATTCGGCGCTTCTCGCCCTCGGCCTTGACGCCTGCGTTGAGCCCGGCGATCTCTTTCTGGGCTTCGATGCGCTCGCGTTCGATATCCAGTTGGTCGGCCTTGGCCGCTGCGTCGAGGGACATCTTCTGCTTCTTTACGTCGAGCTCGCCCTGCTTGATCTGGAGCTCCTGCTGCTGCATCTGGACGATGGGGTCCTGTGCGGCCTGCTGGTTCTGTGCCATTTGGGCTTCGGCTTGGTTCTTCTGGAGCAGCTGGGTAGACGCAGCGGCTGCAAGCCGGGAGATGTGAAGCTCCAGTTCAGGCGTCATATCGGAGTCCGGCGGCGGCAGCGGCACGCCCGCCTGTTCTTCCACCTGCTGGCGATACTGGAAGGCCAGATGTTCAGCAATGTGCGCTTGAGACGCCGCCATCATGGACTGGGCGTTGGGGTTCTGGCCCATCAGCATCTGGACTTTGGGGTCCTGAAGCAGGTTCATATGGACCTGAATGTGCGCCTCGTGGTCTTGGTAGATGAACGCTTTGACCGGCTTGCTGTTGATGAAGTCCATGTTCTCGCTGATCGGGTCGCGGGGCTTCATCTCGTCCTCGTCCTTCACGATCACGAGCTTTTGGGCGTTCTTGATCCCCAGCGCTTCCAGCATCTGCCGGTGAAGGTAGGGCATGTCGTAGATTTGCGGCGCGCCCTGCGCCAGCTGAAGGACCGCCTGATACTGGACGATCTTTTGAGCCATGGTGGCGGCATTGGGGTCCGACACCGGGATGACGTGGACCTTATCGTAGTCGGCCTGCTTCGCCTTGCGGCTACCCTCGACCGGCTCGTAGTCGTATTCCTCCGGGGTGTAGTCGCGGATGATCCCTTTCAGCAGGCGGAACTCCTGCTTCATGGAATAGTGGACCCGGGCTTGGACAGCCGACATGACCTTCAGAGTGCGCTCAAGGATGGCCAGCGTGGTGCCCACGGGAGCCTGCGCCGACATGTCGCTGATCTTCATATCCGCCGCAGAGGCGAACCGGCGGCCTTCTTCGACGATTGTGCCTAGGAGGCTATACAGAACCTGCGACGGCTCTTTGTAGGGGAGCGGCATGATGTTGTCGCGCATGGTCCCGCTGGCCACATCGACGTCTCGCCACTCGGCAGGTGCAATCGGAGTGTCGTCGCCCTTGACCCGCAGGCCCTTGGTCTTGAAACCGCCGGGCAGGTTGCTCAGCGTACCCGCATCCACCAGTTGGCGGATCAGTGAGGTGCTGGACTTGGCGAAAGCTCCGATCAGGTGGATCAGGCCGAAGGCATAGAAGCCAAAGCCCGGCACGTATCCGTAGTGGACGAAGTGGTTCCGGCGCTGCTTCAGGTCGTCTTCCGGGTTCCAGTTGCGCCGGATGGACAGCACCTTCTGCGACGACTTCTCGATGGTCACCACGTAGGGGACAGCAATGCCGTCCTTGACCTCGTCCTTGGTGTACTTGTCGTCCGGGATGCTGATCTCGACGTGCATCTCCAGCAGCTTGTGCCGGTCGT